TAAGGAAATCATCTGGTTCCTTTAAGTTCACCTCCACCATATCATTCTTTGTCCATTGAACTTCTTTAGGTTGTTCGCTCATAATTTATCACCTCATTTATTCAGTTTTTATTGTGATGTAGTTAAGTTGGTTCCGCAATATTTCTTGTGATGTAAGCAAGTTGTTCTGGAGTCATCATCTTTAACTTATCAATTGACTCCTTTAACTGTTCATCAGTGAAATCTACATCTGGTGCATTATTCTTAATATATGCCTCTATCTTTGCGTCACTTGTCATCGATTGGTCCTCTCATAGTTTCTTACCTCCTTTATTTAGTTTATCTTTAATGTAATCTAGTTGTTTTGGAGTTAAGATCCTTAGTGCTTGAATTGCTTTATCACTACTATATCCATAGTATTTTTTCACAAGGTCAAGATCTTTCACCGTTTGCTTTTTACCCCAAGGAGAAAATCTCTTTCGGGATCTGACGGTATTTATAAAGAAATCGTACTGAAGTTTCTTATCTAAGTTAGGATATTGATTCATCTCATTTGCATACATCACAGTATCGATGTGATGTGACATACATTTATTAATTACAAAAGGAGTATAATTCTTTTCCCAAGCAGGATCTTCATCCTCCATGAGGTTCTTCTTTGTTAAATTAATAGTGTTCAAATAATCCTTAAGAGGATAACGATCATCATATGCCATTAGTTTTACTCCTTTCTTTTTTTGATTCGACATCAAAATAAACTTCTTTATAAGATCCTCTAGTCCTTACATAATGCATAAAAAGTTGAAGATACTCTTTTCCTTTATAAGGATCAACCCTATAATGTGGAACTTCATGTCCCAGATACAAAACAGCATCACCAGGATTTAATGAGAGTTTATTATCATAACATGCAAATAACCATTCTTCATCACCATCTAAATGAACTGTTAAAGATACTTCACATGATGCACGATCTATATGTTTGGGAAGAGTATCACCAGTTCTATAAATCCTAGAAAAACAATATGTTGGAACAACAAACTCACCAACAATGTCATTTATGAGTGAATTTCTATCACACATAATTTCTAATCCAAATGTAGGATCATAGATAGAAGATGCATTAGGTGCAACAGGAGTATCACTTGTTAAATTCTCTATCTCATTAGTATAACGAAGTTCACGAGCACATTCTGCTGCGTGTTCAGGGGAGATGAAGTTTGTTATTAAGGCAACCTTTTTGTCTAAAAATTCTTGTTTCATATGCCGTAATTTAAAAGAACTAGTTCTTTACGTTCTTGTTGTTCCTTCATATAATCACCTACGGATCTCATAGTATAAGTATGATCAAATTCACTAGGTGTCCATTCTTTAAAACGATCTCTTATTAACTGAGAAGAGTTATATGATATCATCATATGATTAGTATGTCTATCACATTCTTCAGCAAAGGCATCATGATCAAATCCTTTATGCATACCACCCTTCTTACCATATAAAGAAGATTTTATCTCATAAGGAGGATCAAGATAAGTGAATACATCTTTCTCATCACAAGACATTCTTTCATAAGTTAGATTAGTTATAACCCAGTTCTGTATTATCTCAGAATACTCTGGTAACTTTTCTATACCTCGTAAACTAAAGTTACTGTCTGAGGCTTGTTTTGAGAAGGAGGACGATTCGGTAAGACCACTGAAAGAGCACTTATTAACAATATAAAAACTAACAGCACGGGTAACGAGACTGGCTCTGGCATCGTTAACCAGTTCTTTACTCTCGATAAAAAGTTCTCTTGCTCTATCTGGGGTGGGGTATGCTCTTTTAAATGCTTTGAGCCTGGTCGTAATTTCATTTGATTCATCCTGTAGTTGTTGCCAAAAATTGACTAGAGGTTCATACAGATCATTGACCCATATCTCTAGGTGGGGATATGTCTGTGTCATATGAAGAGCAACAGATCCACCTCCAAGAAAAGGTTCTCTATACTCTTTGTACTTACTCATGTCTGGTAAGAACTGTACCATCTTTTTGATAGCACGAGACTTACCTCCTGGATAACGAAGAGGTGTTTTCAAAGAGGTCATAAAATTAGTTGCTTACCAGGAGTAATAATGTCACTTGATGTACCAAAGATCTTATTATACTGCTCAACTACCTGAGGTGCAACTGCAACAGAATAGATAACATGTTTCATATCCAAAGCAATCTCAGGAAATTCTGGATCAATAACAGTTGCCCATGGAGCAAATCCTACCTGATCCTGATGTGGAATTATAGTTAGAGCATTCTGAATAGTTAGAATACCGTTCTTCCAATCTACAACTTCAGCGATAATTTCTTCGCCAGTTATTAAGCGTATTAGTTTTAAGTCAATCATGTTTAAATACCTTGGTCTTTAGTTTTTTCAAAGAATTCTTTCATCGATGATGAAACATCAGGTGGTTCAGGATCTTTATATCCTTTAATCTTTTTCCACTTACCATACATTGCTTGCATACGCCATGACTGAGCAAGACTCTTAGGTCCATTTTCTAGCAACTCAAGTTCTCTTGAATCACTTGTGTATGCTTTGAACTCTTCTCTCCATTTAGAGTCATCGTAATTTTTAGTCATTGATAATGTCCTGCAGGGTGAATAATGATACAAATTCAATCTTATTGTGTTCCCAGATCTTATGGTTATCCATCCTATCAACGATAGCAACCACCTTATTAACAATGTAACCTGCACCACGTAGGACATTAACTGCCTTCATAGCACTACCACCTGTAGTAGTGACATCCTCTAGGACTGTGATAACAGAACCCTTATCAGGTTTAAAACCTTCAATGACTTCCTTTGTACCATAGTCTTTAGGATTCTTCCTAATAATAAGAGCATCGATGTGACCACCCTTATAGTATGCTCTCTGAGCAACACCACAAACTAATGGATCACCACCTAGGGTGAGACCACCAACTGCTACTGACTTAGAATCTAACTCACTATAAATCAATGCTGATAGAAGTGCGTTACCCTCACACGATAGTGTTACAGGTTTACAATTAATATAATGCTCTGATCGTTGACCAGATGATAATGTATACGCTCCCTTTTTATATGCTCTCTCCTTTAGGAGATTGAGAAGGGTCGCTTTGTGATTTTCATAAGTCATTTAAAGTTACACTCCAACATTAATTGAGTTAGACAGGCAAGGAGATTAATCTCCTGATCCACCACAAAGGCAGACTTGTATTGATACTCAGCAATAATTAATACTGCTGCAGCAACACTAGGACCATCCATCACAGAGGACAGATTGTCATATAATTTACGCATTATAGAAACAGGATCACTATCAAGATTCTGAGTAACCCACTTCTTCACATCATTAAACTTCTTATTCTTTAATGCATCTACTAGTGTATCTATCTTAGCATCACCTAACGTTGCAAGGATTCCAGTGTCGATATCACCTGTAGAGCTATATCTCTGGAGTTCGTTAAGGACTCTTCTGAAGTCTGGGAAGTATTGTTGGACGACTGTGGCAACCACTTTGTCATTGAACCGTACTTTCTCTCTGGACAAGATATCTCTACATCTTTCAAAGAACTCTGCCGCCAGAGTTTGTTTAGTTTTTCCACGGACATTGAAATCTATTACTGTTGTTCTACTATGTAATGGTTCTATGATTTTATTCTTAAAGTTACACGTGAATATGAACCTGCAGTTCTTTTGAAACTCTTCAATCGATGCCCTGAGGAGTAGTTGTACATCCGATGTCGTATTGTCTGCTTCATCAATAATGAGAACTTTATGACGAGATGTAGATGTAAGAGAAACAGTAGCAGCAAAGGATTTTGCCTGATTGCGTACAGTGTCCAAGAATCTACCCTCATCAGACCCATTAATGACATAACTATCTACCCCTAATTCGTTACATAGTGCTTTAGCAATGGTTGTCTTGCCTACACCAGCAGTACCAGAAAGTAATAGATTGGGAATCTCACCCTGATCTACAAAACCCTTAAAGGTACTCTTCACATCTGTAGGAAGTATGCAGTCATCAATATTATGAGGACGATACTTCTCTACCCATAAAAAATCATTAGGCATTAGGTTCCAGTGCAATAAAGTATTTAATGCCACTACCTTGGAAGAGGGCAACATTCTGCTTACTAATAGTTACATTATAATCTCCAGCAAGAAGTTTCAAATTCTCAACTTTGAAACAATAACAGAACTCATCATCACTAGCACCAACCTGAACTGAGTAACTATTAGAAGTATCATTCTTCTTATCAGTTACACATAGACTCATCTCAGTACCATCTCCATAAAGACATAGGTCTGGTAATTGATAGACCATAGCAGCACGTTGTAGTTGCTGCAAAACACCTGCCTCAAGACGGAACTTAACATCCACAGAAGGAATGGTAATCTCTTTCTCTGGAGGTTGTGTAATTATATCAGGGTCAGCATAGAAGAAACGAGTCTTAGACTTACCACGCTGATCACTTACAGTGACATAATTTGAATCTGTAGTATCGATCTTTGGTTGATCAAATAAAGATAGACCTCCAAGGAATACTCCCAGATCATAGATAGAAATTTGGGATTCAAACTGCTCTTCAACATCAGCAATAGCAAGTATATTCTTATTAATACTAAGCGTAGCAATTTGATTGCCAGGTTTAATAACAATAGATTTGTTGATAGAACAAAAGTTCTTAAGGACTTCAATTGTTGGTTTGGTAATTACTGTCATTTACTTGTCATAATCAACGGAGAAAGGAGTGGAGGTGGACTGGAGAGCATTTGCTGCAGCAGTCTTATCATTAAAGTGTAGAAGAAGTACAGCATAATGGATAATCTTAATGATATCCTTACGTGCTGTACCCTTCCTGTCATACCTTGAGGCATATTTCAATATGTTAGATCTACAGAATGCCTCTGCATCACCTACTGAATCAATCAAGTCCAATGTCTGAACATTGTTTGAGGAGTAGTGACCACTGTAAGTCCCACTGATATAATCAGAGACCTCTTTCAAGATCTCATTTTCATTGTACTTCATCATATTTTATTTCTCCTCCTCAGTATACTCTGAATCTTCTCCTGCGTCAACCTTAGTATAGAGATCTAGGAAAGATTGTTTGGTATCGTCATCAAAACGATTCACACACTTAGTAATAGCATCCAGACGATTACCAAAAATGTCATATGCCTGAACGATATGAACCAAACGACGAGTGGTAATGACCTCATCTACTCCACCATCAAAGAAAGTCTTACGAATAATACCTGCCCACTTGATTAGGTTATCAGTAAACTCTTTCTCACATCCTGCATTGAGTAAGATCTTAGTCTCTATAGTAGAAGTAGGATACTCTTGCTCAAATGTTACAGGAAAACGCTCAAGGAATGCTTCATTAAGAATATTAGTTCCTACAAAACGACCATCCTCAGAACCTTTACCTTTAGTATTTGCAGTTGCAATAACATTAAATCCACTAGAAGGACGCACATACTTACCAATCTTCTTAAGGAACACTCCTTTACCTTCTAGGACGGACTGGAGACACAAGATCTTGTTAGATGCTAAATCAATCTCATCTAGAAGCAACACAGCTCCCCTCTCAAGAGCTTCCACGACTGGTCCGTTATGCCAAACAGTATCACCATTAACAAGACGGAACCCACCAATAAGATCATCCTCATCTGTTTCGATTGTGATGTTGACACGAATCAACTCTCTCTTTGCTGCAGCACATGCTTGCTCAACAGACATTGTTTTACCATTACCAGAGAGTCCTGTAATGAAAGTGGGATAGAATTTACGAGATGAAATAACTTTACGTACACTATTGAAATTACCAAAAGGAACATAAGAATCATCCTTTTCAGGTATGTAATTTGCAGCAGAATTTACAGCAGGTGCTTCATATGCTTTCTCAATTTGTTCAGCAGTCAAATTCCACTTACCAATACCTGCTTTATAAGACTTCAAACGCTTACAAGCAGTAGCATAAGATAGTTTTAATTGACTTGCTGCCTCTTTAACATTCTTGCATCCGACTTCATTTCCAACATGGTCAGAAAGATACTGAACTAATTGCTCAGTGGTCACAGGGTTTGGGGCGAAAGTCATACAGTTCCTTTGTTGTCTATACACATATTATAACAGGAAACCCCCCCGAATGGGAGGGTTTAGTGGACACTTATTTAACTGTCACCCAATCTGGTTGTCGGGATGGGTCACGAAGATAATTAGATGCAACCCAAGGTTTGCTGCCAATGTAATTTTTGTAAGCAGTAAAAGTGTCAATGCTTGTGTCATGTTTATACTCATCAGGCATAGCACGTGTAAAAGGAGTAGGACATTCGATATCAGGAAATATGATATCAGCGTACTCCAGAGTAAGTTGGCAAGAATGTATCTTATTGTATCTATGTGTATACTCATCACATAGAGCAAGACCATGCTTGATCAACCAACGAAAATTAGACTGTGCCCAGATAGTACAGGGATGATTACGAAAAGCACCCTTAGCAGTAGCATACCAAGTACCAGTTTTCTTCTTGGGTAAATGACCATACCCATGACCCCAACTAGCAGACGCAACAATAGAGAGCATTTGACAGGTCTCTAAAGGCATCTTGACTATGTGTTTGTCAGGCAAACATTGTGCTGATACAACAGGGTCAGGATCAGTAACAAAGATGTTCATTCAATCAAATACTGCTGTTACCCCCATGATAGTTGCATTAGGGTTTCTTGCCAAGGCAACTTCTTTGGCATCTTCATAGTCTGTAGCTTGAACAATTTCTTCAAAAATTGTACCTGCTTTGAATAGTGATACTTTACATTTCATGCGATTTGCTCAATGAATGCATTGAGGATAGTTTTGTTTGTCATTTTAGAACCCATGTGTTTTTTGAACGCACGAGTTAGTTCTGCTTTAGTAGCAACTTCTGCTTTCGATTTTACCTCAAGGTCTTGAGTTCCTAGACCAGTATTCTTATCTGGCATATAGAACGCTTCAGTAAATCCTGCTTTCTCTTTAATAGAAGCAAAACGTTCTTTCCTCCATTGCTTATCAATAGAAGCAGAATCCTCATAAGAAAATTCTCTTACAAGTCTACCTAGTTCTGATTTACTACATAGGCGAATTCCAACCCAATTGTAATTAGTTATCTCACGATAGAAAGATACAATCTCCTTTGTAGTATCATAAGGATGACTTGAGATCTTACGACTGTAACCAGTCTTAGGATCACGAAGGAAGAATACCTTACCACGAGCATGACAAAGATACTGTTCACTACATTCACCAGCACGATAATCATGGTCATCAGCAAACTTATGAACGTAACTCATAGGATTTGCTTCTCCATCAGTCAAGCAAATAACATTGACTTTACTAACACGCTCAACTTCCTTAAGTTTAGCAACAATATTGCGAGTGCAATAGATCGCTTCTGCAAGAGGAGTTCCACCTAGAGTATACTCTTGATAGTAAGAAAGTCTCCATCCATTCATAGCAAACGCTTGAAGGTATACTAGTTGCATAGACTTCTCTAGAGACTGCTTATTCTGGCGAGAAGAGAAGAACTCAAATAAACGGAAGTCATCACCCATAGAAAGTTCACCTTCTTTCTGCTGAGTACTGATACTAGAGTTATGATCATAACCATAAGAACTAAATCCAGACTGGAAAGCATATAATCTAAAAGGAATACCAGACTTTTGACAGAACCAAATTAGATTGTAAGTTTGCTTTAGAGTGTCAAGTAACTGAGACTGCATAGAACCAGACCAGTCAAGGAACATTACCAAACCATGATTCTTACCTTCAGGAACAACGGTAATCTTCTTAAAGATATCCTCGTTGTATTTGTAAGTGTGTAATTTGTTAGTATCAATAACACCTGTCTTGGCAGTTGCAGCACGACGATACTCGTCTGCAGACTTCCTCATTTCAAACTGCTTACATAGATAGTTGACAGTTTTTTGAGCATCTTTCTTGAAAGTGTTGTAATGATCTACACCATACTCAACATTCTCAAACCACTTCATCGTATCTTCTCTCTCAGGATGATAAAAATGGTTGAATAGATTCTCTTGAATCTCAGTATGAGGAATAGTATAATCTTCAACCTTAGGATTAGGAGTAGTAAGGTATACCCACTCCTTAGCATTATCATCAATTAAAGTTTCAAGTGCTTGAGTGAATGCTGAGTCTGTAACACTCTGAGTTTCATCAGGAGTAGATGTCTTTCCACCTATATGATCATCATACATTTTATCTTCTAACTCATCCAACTCTTCTTCTGTCAATCCACTAGTGGGTGTATTTAAATCACCTTCTCCTTTTTCTTCTTCCAATTCTCCATCATCAGTATTGTCAATATTAATTTCCTCTTCAAAATTAGAACCTTGTAGATCATCGAGATTGTCAAGAACCTCAGGCATCTCATCTAATTCCTTTGCGTCCTGTTTCTCAGAACAATACTCATAAAGTTCTGTAGCAAGATCAGTAACATCTTGGAAAGACTTAGTATTTTCTGTGCGATTAACCCATACTCTTTCTTCATCAGAGAAAGGAATACTTGAATTACCTTTGAAGTAAAGATTGATACGATCAATCAAAGCTAACTCTGCAGGATCTTCACCTTTAACACCAAAGAAATCATCATTCCACAATTCACGATACCCTTCAAAGAAGGACTTACGAAGACCAGGATAAGTTACTTTCATCATACGCTCAATACGAGCATCCTCTAATACATTCACAAAATCCTTTGGAGCATCCCCGAAGTCTTTATTGGGTGTATAGAGAGCATGACCAACTTCATGTCCTACTAGAAGGTCATAGATGGTGTTAGAGGCAGTCTTCCAGATAGGAAGGATCAACAAACGCTTATCAACATCAAAGCAAGCAGTGCTTACCCTACGGTGTTCCACAGTAAGGTTTTCGGTTGCCAACAGTTTGGCGAGAGTTCCTTTTACCTCTTGTGTGTTCATCCGTTTCCCTTGATTACTCTTTTATTATAGCAGACGAAGATCCGAATGGGCAACCTTTGGGACAGTTTCTGAACTGGCACATAGGTTGATTGCCTGTGGCAAGATACCATATTCTACTCTTTGAATCGCTTTTGTCAAGGACTTGACATCATCATCAGGTAGAATGGGAACTTTAGTTTGTAATATTATTTCACCAGAGTCAAGTTCTTCAGTAACATAGTGTACGGTAACTCCTGTTTCAGTATCACCAGACTCCAATGCTTGTTCGATAGCATGAGCACCTTTAAACTTTGGTAGTAAAGATGGGTGAACATTAATTATATTTTCAAATGATCCTACAAATCTAGGTGATAGTATTCTCATATACCCTGCCAATACTATCAGGTCAGGAGCAAATGCTCTAATAGTTCTTATCATAAGATCCTCATTTTTATGAGGTATATGAATATGAGGTATACCAAACTTTGCAGCACGTTTGACTGCATTACATTTTTCTTTGTTGTGTATCATAAGCACAACTTCATGCTTATTGGATAATGGATTAGTAACTATGTTTTCGAAGTTGGTTCCGTTGCCAGAACATAACACTACTAATTTCATTCTTGTAACTCATCTAAACGATAAGAGTATTCAGGCATATCATAAGGACCATTAAGTTTCTTTTGATACTCCCTTTCATCAAGGACTTCATTAATAAGATCTTTTAACTCTTGTCTTAATTTAGGTTCAATCAAAGGCAATGGTTTAATCTTCATTGATGGATAAATTGGTTCACCATTCTCATCTCTGGGATAGATGTTATCTGTACACCCCTCAGTTGATTCACCACTCATTCCTTGAGTGTCAATCTTACTCATAACCTTTCCTCAATTTCCAATCTGCATACATCCTACCATACATCATACCTTCATGGGATTTCAATGTGCCACCTTCAAGAATGTCATACTCCCTCTGAGTTAGATCAGCATCCATAGCTGCATACTCTCGTTCCCAGTCTTGAAGATCTTTTTTCATTTGTTCATTCATAATCCTATCGTTTCATTTACGCATATATTTCCAGAAATACTTATTCTCTCTTCATCACAATTATAAAAAGGATATACCTGATGAAAAAGTTTAGAAGGAAAGAAAAGTAATTGTCCCTCATGTTCTTTTCCCAATTTATAAGTGAAATTACGAAGTTCTCCTAACATATCCTGATAATGAAATTGAAAACCTGATCTAACAGGATTATTTGTAATATTATCTTTATTTTGATCATCAAATTCTACTGGTATCTTTAACCAAATTACAAAACTATATACTCCATTATGATCATGGTTAGGATTAAAATCATGTTGTTTTTGATAATTTACCCACCACGCTTTTAATGCATATGGATGAACATTCATCATAGGAGCATTTTCTCCAAGATTTTGAAATTCATGTGCATATACTTTGATTAAAGGATGGAGAGTTTGATTAAAAAACCAATCATTTTCATCTTCCAGAACATAACTACCTGTTATATTACCAGCAAGTTTATTTCTCCACTCTCCTTTCTTATTATCAATACACTTCCATAGGTAATCAATTTCTTTATCAACTAATGAATAGTTTAACCATCCTAAATTTTCTGGAATTACCCATTCACATCTACCTAATAAATTTTTAGTCATAATACTGGATACTCCTCATTGCGTACAACTTCAGTTTTCTTAGTCTTAAAGTCTTCTGCTAATCTCATGACTTGTTTATTATCAAGTCCAGCAAGATTGATACAGTTCTCTAGAGATCGATAGATACATTCTCTATCACTCATAGGTGGAGAGATTTCCCACCCTTGCTCATCATAATACTTCTTACCCTCAGTGACTTGTGCTTCTACTTTAGCAAGATCATGTCTTGCCTTAGAAGGATTCTTGTAACTATGTTTTTTTGTCATGAAATTAAGGTAGTGATGAGATAAGACTTGCTGTAAGACATGTTGCTACTAATACCAATCTCATATCATTCTTGGGTAGTTCCATACAATGTGGTAAACCAGGAAACATAATAACATCATCTTCTTTAGGGTCATGTTCCTCATTCCCAACTATTGTCTTCCCTTCATTAGAGAAATAGATTATGATATTATCGTGTGGGAATAGATGGTCCACATGTTCAGGTGTCCGTTGATTATCTGCTTGTGGAAAAACCATGTTAAGATTCATCCTGTAAATACAATTCAAAGTTATACTATTATGATATAATATCTCTTGTACTACATCATGTGCAAAGTTAGCACCATCACAATGTACAGTTGGATATCTTAATTCATTTGGTCTTTTAATGAATGCGTGAGAGAGCATTGCTGGAGTTGATGCTTCATCTGTACGTGGAATGTAATTCCAATTGAAATCAATTCTCTTTATTATATCTTTGAACTCATTGTATAGTTCTGTTCGTGGATTCTTCAGTTGTATAATATTACTAGTCATGAAATTAATCCCTTCTTACTTAAGTAATGAAGGGTATCTTTCAATCCACCGACATGTTCTGTACCAATAGTGATCTGGGGATAAGGTGCATCACAACCAAACTCAGATTGAAATTGAGTATTATTAAAATCATCATCAAGATAGTATGTAACTAACTCATCAAAACGAACAGACTTCAAGAGTTGTTGAGCTCTTCCAGATTCAATGTTTCTGTCGCTGTAGATAATTGCTTTCATTTTGTTTGATGATGATCGTACTCGACTATAATTTTTTTAGTTGCTAGACCTGTACTACTGTAACAAGTTCTATACTCTGAGGTTCCACCTAGGAGAATTGCTAGTTCCCCTATACGTTCTATGATCTTTTCTTTACGTTCACTATTCATTAGTCTAATGAATCTAGATCATTATGCTTAACTGGTTTATGATCCTTGAATTTATCATGGTTACCATCACCAGGCATCTTACCGTATGCAACATATTGTATTGCTTGCATAGAACCTTCAAGTCTAGTTAGATCTCTTTCTAACTTAACATACTCATCATATGCTTCTTGCAATTCTTGTTTTCTCTGAGACAACTGCATAGTACGTTTTGTAAAACGTTCAATTAGTTGTTCTGCACTTTCAGTTTGTTTAGTCATAGTCATTTTGATGTTTAGAATAATATGCTTTGTAGTAACCTACAAGACCATTGTTAGTTACCTGTTTACTACACCATTCTTCTGCACAGGCATATACTAAGTGTGGCCAGGAACCAAACTGTGCCATTAGTATTTTAAGAGCATCTGCTCTTTGTTTCATTTTCTCTGGTGTTAACTCAGTCACGTTGCCTCCAGTCGTCAGATCTTTCGTTGTGGAACCAGTCTACCACATCTTGCGGATCTCCGAAACCCCTTCGATGATGAGTTGAGTCGGGGTCTCCTATATTCAACTCATTCAGAAAAGAATCAGTAGGATCATTACTTATTCTTCTTGCTGTGTTTAGCATACCTCTTGCTGCGGTGTTTGCTTTGGACAATTTCTCTGCCCAGATCATATCTTCCAAACTAACCTCAACTCCAGCACCTATGTCCTTACAGATTGCTGTTAGTCTTAAACGATATTGTGTTGAAAGCATAAAGTATTAAAGATTACATGGATAATTTATTTAGGATTCATCTGACATTTTAGAAAAATCATTGACTTTCTCAAACTTTAAAGTTCTTAAGAATTGATCCACTAGTATATCACCTTTATGAGAAATGACAAATACATTTGTTCCATTTCCAAGACTTTTTAATATTTGAAGAAGTTCTCCAGTACCAGAAGA